TTATGTTGGTCACATACTGCACCGCAGTTTCTCCTTCACTCACAAATGACACACGCCAGCGTGCGCCATCCCATTCAATGATGTCATTGGCTGACGCCACCAACGGCTGTCCAGCTGTGCCTGCCCAGGCAGCAGGATTGGCCACGTTGTCATAGTTACCGGTGCTTTCAGTCAACAAGTAGCGCACACCTGTTACAGGTGACGGCAATCCGTCTCCAGGTCCGCTGATTAAGGGATCAATAATAGCGTCAATTGGGTTTAGCGTATTTTGTGGTGCTGTGTCTGCGTCGGGAGTGAAGATGACCAGTCTATCATCATCAGGGTTGATCACAATGGTGCCAATGATAGGTGGACTACCACTGTCTGGTGGCGATTCAACAGGACGATTCAATCTAATCTGACTGATGCCCGGACGCAACACGCCGTATGCCGAAATCACAGCAGGCCACAGCAGTGGCGAGTTGGCCACAATAGCAGTAGGATCTAGGTCAGTATAAGCACCATTGGGCACAACAGTAGGTGCTGGTAACACTTGAATTTGATTGTTGATCACAACTAGTTTGTAACCCCATGGTGTGAACATAGGACGAGTTCCCAGCAACAGGTCGTTGTTGGTAATGGCATCTGCTGCATCACCTTGTGCGTCAAAGATGCCGGCAATGATACGTTCTACCACACCCAGTTTCTTGATCTTGGCTGGAGATGAAATCCATATGGGCATGGAGAATTTGATGCTGGCAATGTCAATGGGGTTTTCTGTGCCCATTGGGATGGTTCGTGAACTCCAGCTCAGCGAATCCAAATACATCACACTCAAACTGGACCAGTCAATGTAGTTGTCTGTGCTTTGCAGTTCTAGCGAAGGATTGAATAGTGTTAAAATTTGTTCAAGTAGTTGCAGTTTCTGATTGGTGTTTGATGTCCAGATATCCAGTGTAACACTCAGCTTGTACGGCACAGGCATCAGTCGTTCAATGGTAAATGCATTGCCCTGTGTGGTGTCATACGTTTCTGTTTCGGTATCATAGGTGCGTTGGCGTACTGAGAATCTGTCCACAAAGGTGGGATCTTGTATTCTTGGTCTATCGTATTCAAGATTGTTGATGTAGAAAGTCATCAGTGGAGTTGATGGCAAGGCACTGGCAGAGTTTTCTTGAATGATAGTTTGTGCATTGCGACTGGAGTCGCCATACCGCACAGGCACACGTAACAAGGTGGCCTTGTTTACGCCATCAGTTTCGTTGCCGTACTCAATTTGGAATCCTGAAAAGATTCTGGTAAATTGCAGTAGGAACCTGCGTATTTGAGCGTCATAAAAAAAACTTTGAATTTTAATTCTCCTTGGCGGCAAGTTTTTTTCTTGCTTCGCGTTCTTTAGCAATCAAGGATAGTTTGGCTTTGGCCTCAGCAGTCCATTTCTTGCTAGGTTTACCTTTTTTAGGATGTGATTTGCCTAACATTGGACCTCCATCTTTGCGTGTCCAGCCGCCGTCATTGCCTTGAGCTCTGCGACGAGCATGGGCCTGAAGTTGCGACTGTTTCATTTTTTCAATGCTTTCTTTGGCATGAAATTTATTCCCGCCTGCATTTCTAATATTGTAGCATTCAACTGTTTGTTGATAATGTTTCAACCATTGTTCTTCTTTGACATTCAGTTCATCAATGGTAGTAGCACTATCAATTACTTCCCAAACAAAATTTTCAATACCATATAATCTCATGCTGTTACATAAGTGGCTGTCCTTGCCTTTATTTGCATCAGCGCAGTGTTGATACCATCTCATTTTAGCATTTTTTTGCACAGTCTGACCTATATAAATTTTGTTATTCAAAGTGTTGGTAATTTTATAGATGTTCATACATCTATTTATAACAAATGGTAGAAAAATTGTTGCATGTTTATCTTGAATAAGGTGGTGGTGGGTTGGGTGGCAAGAAGCCGCCTTGATCACCATTGTCTGCTTTGGGTTTTAGTGCTTGACTCAAACTCTGACGCTGTGGCACAGCCCCCAAGTCCGTGGTATTGGTAGTGTATGTATTGTTCACAAAGCCCGAGCGTTGTGTTTGATTGGTTGCGGCATTGTCTAGTTGTGTTCGCACTTTTTCCTCTATCTTGATCCATGATCTTCCGTTGTAGCGGAACAGTCTATTGGGTTTGTAGTCCAATCTCAAACAGTAATCGCCACTCACTGCATTTGGAGGAAAGCTCACACCTGGGGTAACAGGTAAGCCGTTGGGAGCAAAGCCATCACCAGTGAGATATCCTGCTGTGTAGCCATCCGCTCGCGGAGTAATGTTCATGCCGCCTTGTGTGCCATCCACTGTGGTGCCGTCTATTGTGGTCAAACTAGTTGGGTTGGCAGGCTGTCCATCTTCAAGCGTGGCCACAACATAGAACTTTTCAACGTCGTATCCACTGAGTGGAACTTCCACATTGGCCTGTGCAAGTATGTCATCATTGATCTGTTGATCTTTGGGTCGGGTACTCTGCATGTCAGAGATTGTGGGCGGAGTGTACTCGGACCAATAAGTTGTGTCAGTAATTTCTGTGCCAGCAGGCACATTTCTCGTGGCTCGATAATACACATCACCGTAATTCACAATGCTACCGCCAGGATAGAAATCACCCGGATCCCAAATGTATTCAGACACAAATGGCTTGTCTAGGATGCTGTTGTATTCTTGTGCGTTAGTCAGTGGCGTGGCCTTGATACGCCACAAGTGCGGCAACCAAGTTTGGCTGAAACCTTCTCCCGCAAAGTTGGCATCCTGGATCACATAGTATCTAGGCAAGGCTAATGGCAAGGCAGCGTTTAAGGGATTGTAATCTTTCAAATTTGGCACTTCAATAACATCACCGTTCATGAGTTTGCGACCAAATGTATCTATCATGTCGTTGTAGTGAAAGGTCACAAACAGTGTGTCAGAGTTCAGAAACAATCCAAACTGTGTTAGATCAAAGTCCACATCCTGCACACGATACACACCGCGCATGACATAGATATCTGGAGCATACACTCTGTCACGATTTTCCAGCAACAGCAAGTCTTGAATGTTTAGTGGACTTTGCTCATCATAAATGGGCTGTGTGGCATCAGCATTGCCCGACAGCGCAGAGTCTTCGCCCCCAGTTTGTGGGCCCAGATATTTGTGAACATAGATATCTAATCCGCCCACAGTGTACATTTCACTGATGGTGCGGTCAAAAAATTGGTAGTCTCTTGTGCGATTTGGGCGGTATAAACTTAGACGTGGCATAACATATATTTATGGGCCGGTTGACCAATAATTCACAACCTGTTATACTTTGGGCATGAAAGTAGTTAAACTGGACCGCAGATTCCGCCAATACAAACAGCACGGGCATGTGATTGCTGTGCGATGTGATAGTTGGCTGGGGGAAGGCACATCTTTTGAACAAATATGCAAGACCAAACTGGGAGGCCGAGGCTACATGCCCACCAACGATTGGCATGCTTACTTTGGCAAAAACAACGGCCGCGCCAACCGCCCATTCTGGGTCTCCTTCCGCAGGGAATCAGATCTTACTTTAGTACTACTTTCTGCCCAGTTGACCAAATAATCACGATCTGCTATAATACACACTTGTTCACTACAGGAGCCCGTATGCAAAAGGCAGCAAATTTTGTTGCAAAGTACTCTACTGCCAACAAGTCCAAAGCAGTGGTGCCCTATGACCTAATAAAAGCCACAGAAAAATGGGTGGAGTACAGCCTGGACATTGTGGATATGAATCGTATTTTGATGCAGTCAGACTTTGACACCAAATGGCGTCTGATGGAGGCCCTGGACATTGCAGAGCGCAAGAGAAAGTACATGTACAACCACAAAAACTTTAAACTCAAACGTGCCACGCAATTGTTTGAACTCTGCCGAGATTTACCTGTAACATAAGTAAGGACACACATGAGCACCACATTCAAAATCAAACTGCTAAACCCCCGCAGTTCCGACACCAACATTCTGGGCACAGAGCCCACCTGGCAAATCCAGCCCACTGAATACAGAAAAACCAAATTGAGTGAAGCATTCTCCTGGTACAATTATTTTTATGGCAAAAAAGATGCCCGGGACATGATTGTAAACTATCTGGAAACACATGACCGTAAGGCAGATGTACGGTTGCTCAAGGGCATTCCGGATTCGGCAATTCGACTGACCACAGGCTGGCTGTGTCGCATGAGCATGGTTGGATTGGAACTGTTAGATACAGAACAGCTCAAATTAGAAAACCAACTGCGAGAAATACTGGACAGCAAACAAAACGAAGTTGTGCCCGAAGTAGTGGTGGAAGATACCACACCACGAATTACCATCCAAGACCGACTGCGCGAAAAGACAGCAGAGTGCAACGGCGAATTGGAAGGCTTGTTTGACGAGTTCTTGCTGAGTGGTGCCAAAATGACAGCAGACTTCAAGCCTGTCACAATCATGCGTGGCCTAAACATTGCACCGCAAATGATCAGTCAAATTACAGACAATTGGAAACGCAAGCTCACAGAGTTTGAGCATGTGGTAGAAGGCAAAGATCCCCAGTTGGTTGAAGGCTACAGTCATCTCTCCAAAATACAATTGCGTAATGTGATCAAGTTTTGTGAAGCAGTGGTCAACGACTGCGGTGCTTATGTACAGATCAAGAAAGTGGAACGCAAGCCGCGCAAGGTCAAAGCAGTGCCGCCGGAGAAGCGGGCCGCCAAGTTTAAGATGCAGGTAGAGTTTGCAGAACTCAAACTCAAATCATTGCCAGCCGCAAGTCTTGTGGACAAAACAGAAGCCTGGTTGTATGACAGCAAAAAACGCAAGCTCATCCACCTTGTGGCAGACAGCCACACACAGTCATTCACTGTAAAGAACAACTCAATCATTGGCTACTCAACTGTGGATACAGTACAAAAGACTCTGCGCAAGCCAGCAGAACAGCTGAAAGGCATTACAGGTGCAGGCAAACCAGCCGCCCGCAAAGCGTTCAAGGACATCAAAGCCACAGAAACTGCATGGAATGCCCGTGGCACAGAAAACTTGATCATACTAAAGAGTTGGTAAATAGGAGCAATGACGCCCAACAATGCCCGCACTGTTTTTAACAAAATTGAAGTTTACATTACCAACGTTTGCAATCTAACTTGCGAACAATGTAATAGATTTAATAATTTTGATTTCAAGGGCTGGCAACGATGGAGCGATCATGCTGAACAATACAAGCAGTGGGCAGAGTTAATTGATCTAAAGGCCATCACCATAATGGGCGGCGAGCCTTTGCTCAATCCCACAATCGTAGAATGGATACACGGCCTTAACGATGCATTTGGGATTGAAGTGCAAGTGCTAACAAATGGCACCCGACTTACCCAAGTACGGGGCCTGTATGACGCTATTGCACATGCCAAACCACGGAACGGAAACAAGAACAGTATTGCCATAAGTTTGCACAATTTAGCAGACTTGGAGCAATTACAAGCAGACATACATGAATTTTTGGAAGGTCCTGTAAAACAAAACACGCACCGTCCTGATTTGTGGAACGCTGACTATCAATATTCAGACCGCAATGGTGTGTTTATAAATGTTTATTTTCAAAACAGTTTTGATACATCTACAGTGCAAGTTAACCCAGAAGGGCGTTATGCATTATTCAACAATGACCCTGCAATAGCA